TAGCATTCTCCAAATGATTTTGCAAGATGTTTTTGATTGTAATGTACAAAACCACTTTGACTGTGTCCATTTATACGTAGTACACCATTGACAATTTCCCATACAAGTTCTTTGCTCCAGTCTTCATTTTGGATTCCTAGTATGCTAGGTTTCATGTGTACTATTTGCGGACCATTTGGAGTTGTAAAGTTATCATCAGATAATGCATAGATTAAATCAGTGTTTGCGTGTTCGTCTTTTGCACCCTCTAATATAGTCCTCTCTTGTTCCCAATTTTCAAAAAGATGTTTTACAGTTTGAAAAAACATTTGAGACTCTTTACTCATTCGCCAATAGGTAAGTGCGTTATATACATCAGGAAGATTATTTTTATCAAATATTTTTCTATATGTCCTCTTGATCGACTCTGTGCCATGGTAGTTTCTACAACCAGTGGATATCCACACTGGTGTGTTTCTATACAACGTCCACCAATGTTCAACTGGACCACTTACTACCATGTCAGCTTCTAATTTCACTGTTTCGTGAAAAGGCGATGCTAGGAATATTTGCCAGTCTGTGGTCCATCCACCTGTGTTGCCTTTTGGAAATGGTTTGATATAATCAAAAAGCGAATTAGAATATTCTGCATCCGTAACCAAACAGATTTTTACATCAGGATGCCAGTACCGTAAACTTTTTGCCAGTGTTTCTGCACACTTTACATAGTCAACTGATTCACTAGTACCTGCAACTATGAGATATCCTCTTTCTGCTTCATAATGCATAGATTTTCTCCAGATAACTTTTTCCAATTACATGTATATCTTGATTCTTCAACGAGATCTTTTTTGGTATTAGTTTGCCTCGTTCATGTACTTTGTATTCTATCCACCAGATGTTGTCTTTGTAGGTCACTGGAATCTCTGCTTCTGCAGTAAACAATGGCCAGGGAATATTACACTGACCGGGAACAGTATTTCCATTTGCAATTAATAGTGCAATGCTTAAAGCAAAATCATTTCTAAATTTTTTGGAGTCAAAGCCAAAAAGGTTTGCATAGTGTTGATAGTTTTGTTCAACCATTTTCCAACAGTCAAACACATCTTGTGAAAACACACTCTTATCAAATACTATAACTGTTGCCCACCACATCTGAGTATTTTTATTTCCAAATGTTATAAGTTGACTCTCTGAAAGATTAGCATCATGTATATACTGATGACAGAGAAATGGTTGTGAACAATCTAGCACGGACCGTAGACTGTCACTATTTACAATATAATCTATATCCATCAACAATGTTCTGTCGTATGGTGTATGGTCAATAGCACTATTGCGACCAAAATTATACCATGGTGTAACTGTTCCTGTATCGGTCCAATAGCGTTTGTTTGTGCCATCAGGCTTGGCAACCAGTACTTGGTTTTCAAATATGTCAGTGTCAAGTTTGATGTTGGTTACCAGTGTAACTGGAATTTCAAGATATTGTTTTATTCTCTTAGCACATTCAATTGCAAGTTTGGTATACTTTATCTCACTGTCAAATGCAAAAAGCAATGCACCTACTGTCATCTGATTCGAGACATTCCGTTGTATTCATTTTGCCAAGCGTTCATTTGCTCTTGCCAGCGTTGCATTGCAAGCTCAAATAGTTCCACACTGTCCACACTAATAGGTGTTTGATAGTGATCTTCAAGAACAACTGTACCTTCGCAGGCTTTGCAAAGCATTATCAGCTCAGGACCAGCACACCACATACCACCATTGTGAGTAAAAAGCATTTTGGCTTGGTAAGTCTCACGTAGTACAAGTCTTGCCTGTCTGTGATCAAATCTTGTTTTAATATTATCAGAAAGTTTATTTGTATCCATGTGAATACTTAGTCATAAAAAAACCCTAGTTAATAAAAACCAGGGTTTGTATAATTTTTTATATTGCTATTATGAAGTTACCCAACTTGGCGTGTTCTGTGTAGTTGTTCCCCACGAAGCTGTTAGATGAGTGTTACTTGGTTCACGTATGGTTGATACCTGTGTTAGCGTACCATCAACTGAGTCAGTAAAACCACCTGAACCATCTGAAAGTGTAGTTACAATAGTTATTACTGCTCCACTTATTGAGGCTGCAAACGAAATGTTGTTTGTGGTATATCCTGCACCAGCCGCTGGTTGAGCAAATAAAATTGTACTTGTAGTAAAGTTCTGTAATCCAAGGTCAGTACGCAGTGTAGTAGGTGTGCCAGATCCGCCAATTTTAGTTGTTCCAGTATATGCTACACTATCAATTGTTTTTGAGTTTGCATCACCTGTTAGAGCAATTACTCCACATGCATTAAAAAGGTTGGTCCATGCAGTGTTCTGACTGTTTGAAGTACCACCTGTTCTACTCCAACTAAAACGCAACATTCCACCTGCGTTAAAAAAGTATCTCAATTGATTTGCACTTGCAAACGTAAACGTTTTTGTTAATACTGCACTTGCAGTCCATGTTGCAGTGGTTGTTGAACTTACGTCTCCATCATTTCCGCTTGCGACTGCATTAAATCTGTTATCGCCTGTTACTGCGGTAACATTTGATGATAAAGCGGCATATGCAGCGATTGTATCACCTGCACTTGGATTTGTTATTGATGTAATTGTTGTTCCTTGATGTGATGCCATTACGCCTATTGGAGTTAATAGGTTAACCCATTGCGTTGCACTAATTGTTGCACCTGCACTCACTGCCGAAACAGCTGATTGGCCATATCCTTGCGTTGTAGCACCAGTGCTATAGGTTCCATTTACGTCATCTTTGAATCCGTTATAGTCATCATCAAGTATGGTGTTTCCTGAAGAGTATGTCATTTAATTTTGTTCCTTTTTAGTCTCAATGCTTCTATTCGTATTTATAACTGGTTACGCAATTTTCACAATCGCTTCTACAGAGCCAAAACCCTCGTCTGTTTTGCTTTCTAGAGCTCGTCCAATAACATTAAAGGCAGTAACTTCATCTAAGTTTGCTGACCTTGCCGCACCATTTCCGGCACTCACAAGTCTGTCACCTTTTGTTACAAATCCTATTACGTTTACAGGAACTCTTCCACTCATTGCTATTGGCGGATGTGTTTCATTTGTTCCAGCACCACCGTTCATCAAATAAGCTGCCTTTGTTGACACAACTCCAAATACTGTATTGCTTAAATCATCTTGACAAATTGTAACTTCGTTTACACCACCTAGCTCAACTACTGTTCCTGGAGCGTATTCTGCATCTGCATGAAAACGTTCTGCCATATCAGCATATTGTGCTGACGTTGCAAGAGCATGAATAGTGTTAAATGTTTGTCCCGCTGCTCCAATATTTCCAACGCCGTTTGTTCCACCGTTGACTATTGCAGTTGCTCCATCTGCTGAGTTAATAGTTAATGTTGTACTAAAAGTACCAGCAACACCGCCGGTAATAGAACCATTATCAATAATAATAGCACCATCTGTGATAGAACCTGCAGTTACTAAATTTCCACCTGAGACATTACCAGTTGCCGCTACTAGTCCTCCAGTTACTAAATTACCACCTGTTACATTACCAGTTGCTGTTGCAGTTCCTGCAGTGATTAAATTTCCAGCAGTTACGTTACCAGTTGCCACTGCACTTGTGTTGATGGTTACAACTGATGTTGCACCATCAATTGTTACTGCGGCTGTTGCTACGCCACCATCGTTTACACGTAATACAAGATCACCATCTGATGTTGTGTTTTCTAAACGAACCTCTGTTCCGCTTACATAAACACGACCGTCACTGTCTCCACCAACATACAATCCAGTATCACTTAAAACACTAATACTTGTGTTATTGCTAGTGGCTGCATCTGATCTCATGAATGATAAAGAATCTAATGTGTCTAGTTTATCTGCATTTGTAGCAGTTCCGTTGAATACTGCGTTTGAAACAGTTGTACTCATATTTAAACCAGGGCCAATTGTTGCAAATCCACTTATTGATGCTCCTGGAGTAAAGGTAGCATCTTTAGAGAATATTGAAACTATGACGTTGTTTACATACATTTGCACAACGACGTGATCGCTTGCAACGTTATCTGTAATTGTTGTTACAATTGCACCGGAGGTTCCTTGTCCACTTGATGATGCAGGCCCAATGGTTATAAAAGTACTACCATTGTATGCTTTCAACTGATCGTTTGTAGTGTCAAACCATAAATCACCACTTACATTGCTTGTCGGTGTGCTTGTTGAAGCAATAGCACCTGATAGTGATTTAAATATTGTACCATTATAACATTTTATTATGTTGTTTGTTTTGTCATACCAAAGTTGCCCTGTTAAAGGTGCTCCTGGTGCACTGGTATTGGCTGCATTTTCTAGCAGTCTTACAAAGTTCTCATCTAAGAACTCACCGTAACCAGCGTAGTTTTTTCCAACTAGCGTTTGACTTGAATCTGTATTAATAGTACCATCCGCAACTACTGCAAATATTGTACCATCTGTTAGGTTAATGGTATATGCCATTTTATTTTACTCCGTTTTTACAAGTGTATTTATTATCTAAATAATATACCACTATTTATGTAGAACTAAGATTGGTTAATGTCTGTATACGCACAGTATAATCAATCTGTATCTGTCTGTTTAAACTCTTCTG